CTCCTAAGGCGGTGCTGGATCTCATGTTGGCCAACATCAAGACTCATGGTTATACCAGTACCGGGTGGAAGTACTCAGTTAATGGTACCAGAAAGTCTGGTGATCCTTACACATCTGTGTTCAACTCTATTATCAATGCTTTAATGCATTGTTTTGTGTTTCATTCTGCTAATGGACACTTAACAGTTGAACAAGTGAAAACAAAAATGGTCATGGTCGTGCAAGGTGACGACAACATTCTTAGGCACCAAGGGCCTAGGATTGATTGGAAAAAACCATTTTTGGACCTTGGTTTCAAAACCGATAGTTTATATAGAAATAGTATATATGACGCAGAGTTTTGTTCAGGTATGTTTGTGGAGACAACCACAGGCTTAACCTTAGTTCCGTTACCTGGGAAGGTGTTATCTAAATTTGGGTATTTCATAAACCCTCCAATGAATTTAGATCCCAGGACAGTTTTGAACGGTGTGATAGAAGGTATGAAACATCTAAGATTTATAAGATTTTATGATGAATTTTACAAGGCTGCAAAAAAAAAGATTAGTTACTGGTTTTGGCAAAAACCTGAACTTTTGAGCAGACGTAAGATGATACAATTGTCACGTTATTTGAGGCTGGAGGAGCATAAAATCGTCCAGGATGAATCACATAAAACCAATATGACTGATTATGCAGTGTTAATGCGTTATGGTTTTGGTAGTGAAATGATGGACGAGATTGTAAAAAATTTTCAATCTGGACGGTTTGATCACCCTTATTTGACAGCTATGTTTGATCGTGAAACAGCTGGAATTAAAGACATTTATGTATCAATGTTTGAATAAGGGGTTAATTAAAGTTGCTGTTAGCAGAAGAATCGAAATTCTCGCCTTTAGGGCTTCTACGTTTCAGTGGGTACTATGGACCTGCCACTGAATTAGGTCAACAAATCCTGTGAAAGTCAGGTTTAAATGGACAACAGTGCAAAAATATATAAATTCCCCTTGTCCTCTCATATATTGGTCGTATGGGGGCGTTGAAGTAAAATTTGTAAAATTGTCACCTTAACATGTCTAAGACACGTGTGGATCCTGGAGAATTCACTATGGGCTAACGTAATAGTCCCAAAACAAATTAATTAAATAAAGGAAACGAAAACCTGGGCTATGACGTTCCTCAGGATGCCCGCCATGAAACTGAGGTTAAAACACAATGAAATCGAACAACATAAAACCAATTAAAACACACCCCGCAGGTACAGCTGGGGTCACAATAAGTAATGGATTTGCCCGGGGAGTCAATTTTTT